GTTTCTGTTTTCATGCTGCTAGTTTTCTTTTCTTTGCTTCTTGTTTTACTAAATAGGTTATTTGCATACCTGCAGACTTATCGTCGGCGGCGGCTATCTTCTTCAATAATTTATAAGTATCAATGGCGACTGCCACACTTTTAAACTTCTTTATATTCATCCTGTTTTCCTTGTGTGTTGTTCATTGTGAATTAATAACTCTCGATCACCAAAATCAAGAGCTGGTTGCTCTGGTTCGTGAGCCGTGGTTGGTGTAAATTTACGCCCGCTATTTCTAGCAAGGTCCATCCATTGCTTACCTGCATCTAACCAAAATTCTGTCATCTCTATATCACCGATGTTTTTTGCATCAGTAGCACGTACATAACATTCTTTAGCTCTAGTTAAACGCACACCAAGACGAAGCCCTTCTTTAAAGGTCGCCTCATAGTCTTTTCTTAAAATCATACTTTCTCCTTTTTAAGTGTGAGTAGGGGGATTCTTTGACTACCCCCAACCTTTTCCCGACAAATCAACATTTCCTAAATGTTAACAAGTACTTCAGTACCACTCTCTGACACTTCAAGGCATTCGCCTCATATCGATCATCAAGTGTGCCTTACTACTTTGTGACAGTTGTTCAGCCATACTCGGAGAATGTTGCACCATTCTCATTTAATGGGATAATATAAGATTACGTATTGATTGTCAAATGAAAAATAGTGGGATATTCTTTTAATAGAGTAGTCATAGTTTTTGCCAGTTTTTCAACGTAATCTGGGTCTATAGCGTAACTATGTAAAGTCTTAACCACAGCTAAAGGATCAATTTCTCCGGATACGTACTGCTTTACTAACAGGTCTTGATACTCTTTAAAATTAGGATGTGTGTTTAAAATTCTAATGTAATCAGCAACTGATTCACATTTTTTACCGTAGGTCCTAATCATAATACTAGGATTACCTAACGCTTTTAAATGTGGAGAAGTAGGATCTGTTTCAATAACACCATAAAAGTTATTACCTTCTTTAGCAAATCTAGATTGTCCCCAATCAGATTCTAGAACGGCTTGTCCAGCACTAATAAGAATAATAACACGCTGTGTTGGTGGTACAAAAGTATTAGCTAATAAAGTACAATCAGTAATTCCTTGAACAAATTCTTCTTTGTTAGAATAAGTAAAATCAAAATTATTGAATGTTGTTTGACAAAATAAAAATAAAGTAAGGCATAGAGATTTCATTAACCACCTGCATCTCCCCAATTTTTACCGCACTCTACATCAACTTTACTTGGTACAGCGAGTTCAACACAATTTTCCATAATGTGTTTGATTCTATTCTTATCTTTATCGCTTGCAACAGAAAAGTCTAATTCATCGTGCACTTGTATGTGTGCTAAATATCCTTCTTTATCTAACTCTATCATAGCTTTCTTCGTTTGATCAGCAGCAGATCCTTGAATTAATCTGTTTAATGCTTTGTAGGTCCATGCACGTTTAATCATATGTTCGCCGTATTCTCTTTGTGCTTCAGCCAATGGTAAGGATTTTTTACCCCACTCATTTGTTGGTTCCCATAAATCAAAACGGCAACGTCTACCTTCATGTGTATGAAGAAAACCTTTCTTACTAGCTTTGTTCATTGTATCATTCATCAATTGCTTAACAAAAGGTACTCTCTCATTATAAGCTGCTAAAAGATCACTTGCAGTCTCCAAATCAACACCGAGCTGTGACATCAGTTTACCTTTACCCATTCCGTAAAATAAACCTAAATTAATTGTTTTAGCTTGTTTACGAGGGATGTCAGCCATCTCTGATACCATTGTATGAAAGTCAGTTGTTTCATCTTCATTGTATGAATCAACAAACTTATCTGCACCTGAGAAATGACGAAGGCTTGCGTAATGGACCACGAGCCGTGGTTCTTGTTGCGAGTAATCAAATATACCCCATTCACAATCTTTTTCCGGAATAAATATAGATCTGATCAGTGGGCCGAGTATCGCGTGCCGTGCTGGTATTTGCTGTAAATTAGGATTTGAATAACTAAACCTACCTGTTACCGTTCCTCCTTGGTCGGATCGCATCTGGTGTATTTCAGCATGAATCCGTCCGCGGTGCGAATGCTTGGTGATACTTTCAATGAACGTGGTTCTCGCTTTATTGATTTCACGACACTCCACAACCATTTTAGCAAGAGGGGAATCATGTGTCGCAAGAAAGTTCTTGTCAAACTTTGGTTGTCCCGTTGGAGTACTATCATATGACAATGAAAGATTATCGAACGCTTTTGCCACGCTAGTGGCAGCCCAGACTTCGACATCCACTCCAGAAAGTTTTTTAATGGATCGTAAGATTTTATTTTCTTGAGCAAGTAAATCATTTTTAATTTTCTCCGCTTTTTCTAAATCTACTCGTACACCTTTTTGTTTCATCTTAAATAAAACAGGAAACAAATCTGTTTCTAATTCAAAAATGTTTGAAAGATTTTGTTTTTTAATTTCAATATCTAAATAATGCCATAAGCGTAGCGTTACAGCAGCGTCTTGCTCTGCATATTCTCCTACGTGTGAGGCAGGAAGCTTCCATAATTCTCCTTTAGGATCTAAACCCCACATTTTGGCAGCCTCGTAAAGTTGGGCTTCTGATTTTGACTCTTGTAGATAATCTTTTGCTAATGAGTTTAAATCAAATCTGAACCTATTCTCATCTACGAGTGGTGCCGCAATAAGAGTGTCTATTATTTTTCCTTTTATGTCAACATCCATCGCTTTTAACCAACCTACATCATAAAAAGCGTTATGAAATATATAGTTTATATTTTCGTAAGAACATTGTTTACGAAGCCACCTGGTAACTAATTCTTTATCCATGTTGGGCGGTGTTTCGTGAGCAATGGGATAATATCCTTTCCATCCGTCTACTGCTACAGCAATACCGACTACTTCGCCGTGCTTACGTATATAACCAGGACCAGCATCTTTAATACCAGGATCTCTTGTTTCTAAATCAATTGCTATCTCGTCATAACCAGATAGATCAGGGAATGTATCAGGCATAACCCATTCACTGGGCATGCGGTGTACTTTAGGAAACCAATTAGGTTGATCTTTCATCTATTTCTCCAGCTATCGCAGCGTAAGCAGCTAAATCAACATAACTATCTTTTTTATGTGCGTGTTTTAATCTGGCAATCTTTACAAGACCCATACATATAGCAACATCATGTGGTGTTATCTCAACATCAAGATAAGCACTCCATAACTTTGCAATATTTTCATGATTCTTTAATTTATCACCGTAGTCTTCTTGACGATCACCGCCAACAAGTTTTTCAGCTTCTTTTAAAATTTTCTGACAAATCATGCGCAGTTCCTTTCGTGAAAAAATATTGGTTCGTATTCGTATTGTCCTTCTGTTCGATGAATAATGTGTAATTCTTTTTTAGCTCGTGTAGCTCCTACATAAAAAACTCTAGCTTCATCATCTTTACCTTGTTGTGTTTCTGTTGATGACTTGTAAGGACCAAAAGATAAATCAGTAATTAACATTACGTTATCTCTTTCACCACCTTTACTTGCGTGTATAGTTGATACTTCAATACGAGGTATTGCATCTAGTTTATTTCCTGAACGCATAATAGAACGAAGGTATGGAATTCTTTTTCGTAAACCTTTTCCGTTTAACATATCATACCAGGTTATATCTTTCACGCTTGCTGTTTTTGTACTTGATAACTTTATATCTTCTCTTAACCCATATTCTTTTATAAGTGTATCTAAATTATACATTCCTTCATGTTGTCCTTTAAAAACACCATAGTTTCTTTTAATACGAGTGCTATCCATGTGATGATAAATAGTATCACAATCAACACCAGAAATGCTTTCACCTTTTTGTAGACGTGTCCACGCACGTATGGCTTCTATGTATTTAAAACTAATAACAGATGATCCATAACGTTTATACAACCATCCATATGATTCTAAAGATTCAGAAACTTGCTTAACAATTTCATGTGTTCTACATAAAATTAACCAATTACCTTCCTGCAATCCTTTGTTTAAAGGTCTGATATTTAAGACTTTTCTTGTTCCTTCTTCATCTCTTGGTTTATATTCTTTTGGTATTCTTTGTGAAATAGACTGTGCTAATTTTGTGGCAAGAGTGTGTACACTAACTGGGATACGATAAGATTGTGTAAGAGGAATAATCGTATTGTTTTCATCATTAGCCATAGCAATAAAATGTTCAATGTCTGCACCAGCCCAACGAAAAATTGCTTGATCATCATCTCCAGCAACATATGTTTCTAATGCTCCAGACTCTTGCTGCAACATGTCAACCACTTGCCATTGTTGTTTTGATAAATCCTGAGCCTCATCAATAAATAAATATTTTAATTGTGGTGCGTTTTTATTTTTAATAAAATTAATAAAGTAATCAACGTACTCATATTTATCTCTATCTTCTTTAAACTTACGCAAATCTAAATCCATTTGTTCAATCATGTTCCGTGCGCCGTAGTTATTTAAAGTTGTTTCTCTAAATATTTTAGTCAGTCTGTCTTCATCATCAGGATACTTTGCGTATGCTAAATTGATTATGTCTTGGTATTCACTTTTAGCAGTTGGCATTGCTATATCAACACCATTACCTTTACGCATTTTATTTACATATTCATGACCCGTGAGCCGTGATAATTCGGCATAGTCATTGTCGTCCATGATTTGAGCTTGTTGAAGTTGTAAACGTCTGTACGCTAAACTATGTAACGTAGAAAAATAAGGAAACAAAATCTTCACTTGTTCTTTACTAATCTTTTCATTAACCATAACTCTGTCTCTAATTTCTTCAGCAGCTTTTACAGTAAAACTAAAGTAACCAATCTCTTGTGAAGTACATGCACCTGATTTTAAAAGTTCTTCTACTTTATTTTTTAAATAAGTTGTCTTACCTGTACCAGGAGGACCTATAACAATATGTCTATGCATTAGTATGCCTCCTCTTCACTAAAGTCTTTCTTACTTAATTTATATTCTGATTCCAATACAGTTGTAGGTATTTTCCAACAATGCTCCACATTACTATTTACTTTTAACTTTGCGGTAGTTCCTTTAAACTCTTCAAACATTTTATACTGCTCTGAGTCAGATGCTTTGGTAAATCTTTTTGTCTTTAAAAAGTCTCTAAATGCTTGAGGTTTAAAGAAATAATTATCTTTTAATTCAAATACCATACCTTGTAGTACGTCTTGCCTGTCCTTTGCACCTCTATTGTTTTCAATAAATATTTGTAATTGATTTAAGAATTGACCCTTTGCTGTTACCTCGCCTGGGAGTTGTATAAAGTCATCTGGTTGCATACCACTTAATAATGTTTGCACCATATCTGCCCATATAGCCGGAGCCACGGGCCGTGGGCTTTCATTCGCTTGTGCTATACATTGCTTCCTGTACTCTGCATGACTTGATAACTGATCAACAGTTAAGATAATAACTTTACCATTGTGCGTTAATTCATACACAGGATTATCAGATACCCATTTCTTTAATCCACTAATCTCATTTGTTGCGGAATTACCAATGCCAAACTTTTGTGACTGACATTTAATTTTCTCACACACTGTTTTAAATAATGGTTCTTCGCAGCGATAAAAATATTTTTTATCTTCTACTTGTTTAAATATAGTTAACACTTCTCTACTAGGCAAAGGTGGTGAAAAATACTTAGAGTTGTAATAATCTAATTTCTCTTCTAACTTTTCTGGAAATCGTTCACGTAAATAAACTCCTAATTGAAACAAAGCCATGTTCCGTGAGCCTTCAGGAAAGCCTTGTGATGCTAATGTAACTAAACATGGAGGAGCGCCTTTAAAATCATTGTTCTTTTTTTCGGTAATTGGTTTTGCGATAACCACCTTGTTTAATTGCGATACGACTTTTGTTTCATAATGCTTTATAAAGCTACTTAATTCAATCAATGCATTACCTTCGTCATCAAACGCATACCTTGTGGGAAACTCTGGATGGTTATATGGCAAATTTAAAAAGTTACCTGTTCCTTTTGAGTTCAATTCAATTTGCTTTGGAAATATCTCACAATCACCATAACCTAAAAATACAGCTATCTCTTTTAATTTTATTTGCATTTGCTTTGCAAGCACTGGTTCGCTTACAAATAAGAATACATGAGCACCCCCACTTTTTGATTTACACACAACCAATGGTAGTTTCTTTTCGACAATTTGTTTAATTAATTTTTTATAATCAAAGCCGTCGTATGTATCTATATCGATAGCACCCCATTTACATTGATTGTTATCATCAATTGGGATGATACCAAGTGAAGGTTCTTTTCCTTCTAAGTGATTAATCCATTTATCTCTGGTAATTGGTTCTTTGACTAACCAAGAGCGACCTTCTAGTTTGCCAGACTCATTCTTTTCACGGCTTTGTGTTTGACCGTATGCTCGGTCTAAGCCTGTAAATATTTCAATAAATTTGTTTTGGTCGTCCATAAATCTTTCTCATTCATATTTTTAAAGGGGCAACGGCGGTCGCCCCTTGTATAAAGTTTTTTAGTAAGGTGCTTTTTCACCGTTGTCAACACTCTCATCTTCATGCTTAACTTTTATTTCGCCTTTAGCAACGCTATCAGCAAAAGCTTTTGCAGCTTGATAAGTATCAACATCCTCGACAGGACCTACTCTCGTAATATCCCAACCAAACCACTCACCTAAATTATTAGACTCAGCTAATGTTTTAAGTGTGTAGACATGCGAGTATGAAGGAGGTGTAAACAATCCGTTTGCACCCTTCAATTTAAGCCCCAACATAAGAGAATTCCATCTTTTGGATTTCTTACGTTGGGTGCTCTTCATTGCAATCAGGACTTGGGAGGAAGTTCCGTCCTTGCCAATGACCAGACAATAATGATTTGCAGTGTCTTCGATATAATTGCCATTAGCAAGTCTATCTTTTCTCTGCTCATCTCTTGTTGTTTTTGAAAGTATATCACTCTCTGCAGGATAGATATTAACAGGAGCACCACTGCCCTCGCCTCTATCTGTCCATTCAATATATTGACGTTGGTAGGCACAAGGTATTACACTTACTCCTGCTTCTCCGTCGTATATTTCTTTTGTAAGCGTGTTGTAGATCATTCCACTCTCCGCTCCCTCTATGTATAGAGGATCTCTTTTCTTGATCTGTGGTGACGTATCACTCAGTATACGAAGAAAAGGAATTGCAAGATC